CTAGTAGGTTTACAAGTGGTTTGTATTGGTCCATATGCTTTTTTTCTGCTTCAGCTTTGTCATACATAGACTGAAACTTCTTTGCTTCTTTTTGCCAATCCATTGCTTCTTGTCCTTCTAAAGTACCTTCTTGTTGAGACTCAGCTTGAACCGTATCCATAGATTCCACAGCTTGAGTATCGGTTGTTGATGTTTCATTATTCATTTTAACTCCTTCGATGTCTAGTTCTCTTTTTGAGCAGAACCACGTTTGACTTTAGCCTCTACGACTTTCAGTTCTCCACGTAATTTCTCGAGTTCTAGCAACACCTTATCGTTTAGTTTGTTTTTACTTACACGCCTATCGGCAGTGGCGTTAGCTTCTATATCACGTAAACGAGTCTTAAATTTTTCAACTTCAGTTCGTTTTCTATCTGATATAGATTCTCTCGTAGCCGTTTGCAGGTCTCCCTGTAAATTCTTTATAGTTTCTGACATACTTGTCATTTGTTGCTCCATTGCTTGTCTTTGATTCATACGATTTAAAATACCATCTTTATCAAAGATGTCTGGGTTTTTCTTTAATACTTCTACTTGGTCTACTAATCCCATTTGGAATGCTTCCATATATACAGCTAACTCAGCATACTTGCTTGTAGGTAAAGTAGAACCTGATTCAATACCAACATCGTGTTGTTCCAGATTGTGTTTATCTTTCTTTAAATCAAACACAATTTTCGTTTTGTCAGAATATATTTGTGCCATTTGTTCTGTAATGTCGTTATTAGGTTGTACCAAACGCATTAGCTTTGGTACGTTGTAATGTGTCTTTGCATAGTTATACATCACTTTACCTAATCTTTTTATACTAAATTCTACATCTCTTAATTTTGATTTAGGTCTTTCACTACCTAAAGCTATAATTCTTTCTGTTCCTCTTGCGGTATCTGGTTGTTCTCCAACTCCTTGCATAATCTCTGGAATACCAAAAATAAAGTTTATATAAAACTCACACTGCTGTATCAATCTATAAAACTCTCCAGTCAAAGGTTGAGGTGCTGGATAGTGAGGCTCACCTTGTGATGAGTCTACTTCTATAACTGCATTTGGATTTGCCCAATCTTTTTCTAATTGTGAAACATCTTCTACACTTCCAAGCGGAACCATAAGTTTTAAA